TAGTTCCTGCAAGTTCTCCAGGGTTTGATAGTTCTATCATACCTGTTGCTCCTCATGCTGCTTATTTAGCAATAAATCAAGGTTCCGGTCAAGGAGGTAGAGTTGGTAATAAGATTAAAATTACAAAACTTAAATTAGGTGGTGTGTTAATTCCACTTGGATATAATGCTTCTACCAATATTCAACCTGTTCCATTAAATGTCAAGATGTGGTTGTTTTATGATAGGGAGGATACTCAGGCTATTCCTAGTGTTGCTGCATCAAATGATTTTTTCCAATTTGGTTCCACCACTATTGGATTTTCTGACAGATTATTTGATCATTCCATGCCAGTCAATAAAGATAGATATAGGGTTCTAGCAACTAGAACTTATAAGATAGGTTATGCTTCTTATACAGGTACAGGTTCAGTTCCGACACAAGGTAATTTTGCAAATAATGATTTTAAGCTTAATCAAAACATTAATATTGATTTAACAAAGTTAGTTCCAAAGAATTATATTTTCCGTGATAATAATTCTACTCCAACAACTCGTGGATTGTATATGATGTGGCAACCAGTATATGCAAATGGTAATGCTATGGCATCTACTCAAGTTGTAGCCAGATTTTCTTATATGTTAACAGTCGAATATGAAGATGCATAAAAAAATATATATTTCTAAAAAAACTATTTAAAGATATTTTAATATTTATCTTTAAGTATATAACGATACGAGTAGCAACCGAATGGAAGTGAAATGTCAGTCGTATATGCAGTCAATCTTAAAAACAGTCCTAACTGTTTGTAAGTTTGTGCCGATTGTGAGGAGACCGCTCTCACCCTGCTGAGCGGTCGAGGAATGAGCGGCCAAACTTTCCTATAGTGCCGATGTGTTGGAACCGTTACTCGTATAATTTCAATTAATTATAATCTAAATTTATATATTAAGGAAAATAGCAGAATAGTTGGGGGTGCAGTATTACCCCCCAACTTCTGTGATTTTTTATTTCATCTCTTTCAAAAAACTTTAGGAAATTATTTAGGAAAAATATTATCTTTAGTAATATTAAATGGGTCGCCATAGAGCTTGGTGTTTTACTATAAATAATCCCGTTAAATCAGACGAGTTTGCAGTTGATCAACTCATGAAGAAAGCAAAATATGGTATTGTAGGTAAGGAGAAGGGTGATGTGTTGGAACACCCTCATCTCCAAGGCTATATACATTTAGAAAATGCTTTGTCATTTGAGAAGGTTAAGACCTTCTTATCTAGAGCTCATATTGAGGTTGCTGGTGGAACAGATGAACAAAATTTTGTTTATTGTTCTAAGCAGGGTGATTTTAAGGAATGGGGACAAAAAAGTGATGGTCAGGGAAGAAGAAATGATATTAGGGAAGTCGCAAACCTTATTAAGTCAGGCGATATTACTCCAACTGATATTATGTTTGACTATCCTGATTTGTATTTAAAGTATTCTCGTTCTTTTGAAAAAATGTTTAGTGCAGTTCAGCCTCATAGAAAGGAACCTCCGCAGGTTTTTTGGTTATATGGTTTAGCTGGAACTGGTAAAACACGTCACGTAATTGATAAATTTGGTGACGAAAATGTCTATATTAAGGATGGCACCAGTTGGTGGGATGGTTATTCCCAACAAGAAGTTATACTTATAGACGATTTTGATAATGGTATTCCATACAGGACTTTATTACGTATATTGGATAGATATAGGTTTCAAGGTCAGGTTAAAGGTGGGTATGTTAATATAAATTCTCCTTATATTTATATAACATGTGAGCATCCTCCGTCTCGGTATTGGCTTGGTAATGAGTTAGATCAAGTTACGAGACGTTTAACTTCTGTGTTAGAAATAAAAAAAACTCTTTAGGAATATTATAATGGTTCTTTATAAGTATAAAGGTAAAGGTCGTGCTAGAAGAGCTGGTCGTCGAGTTCGCAGACCAAGACGTAGTTATGCAAGAAAAACTACAATTAAGAAGATGATTAAGTCTGAAATATCTCGTAATATTGAGAATAAGACTTATCAATTTTTAGGTAATCCGGGTGTTGATTTAGTTCCTGCAAGTTCTCCAGGGTTTGATAGTTCTATCATACCTGTTGCTCCTCATGCTGCTTATTTAGCAATAAATCAAGGTTCCGGTCAAGGAGGTAGAGTTGGTAATAAGATTAAAAT